ACAACGACGACGGTTCCGGAGACGACTCTCCCGCCCGAAACAACCACCACAACGCTGCGCCCAGTGCCGCGAACAACGACAACAACACAAGCCCCGTTGTCATCCACAACCGTAGAAACCAGTGCACCTGTAAATGTTACAGCCGTTGTCCCTGAGGCTCCCCCACGGTTGGATGTTGGTTCCCCAGAGACAACGACTGAAACCACCGTCGCGTCTACGGTGCTGGATATCGTACCGCCTCCTCCGGCGGATGCAACCCAAGAGCAGAAGGAAGAGTTCGAGTCGACCGTCGACATCTACTCCGGCGCATACGAGGACTACGTGCCTGCCGGGTCAACGATTAGCGTGGCCGAGCGCCGGACCATCGTGGCAGCAACAGCCGTGGTGTTCTTGTTGCCCGCCCCGGTCCCTGTTTCTAGGCGCATGAAGTAATCTAAGACCAACCATGTGGAACTACATTAAAGAACAGACATGGACGCTCGCCGGGGTAGGGCTTGTCCTCATCACACTTAGTGGCCCGACCCTCCGACAGGCGCTCCTGCTGACAGGTGTGGCTCTCGTGATACATTCTGTACTTACCGCTACGACAGGGGAGAAGGACTCATGACATTCATGGAAGTTGCCAACAAGACCATTGCGAAGACGCTTGACCTGGGCCAGCGCCTGTTCTCGTTGTTCGTTGCCACGGCCCTGCCTGCCATCACTGGCGGCGCTGTGATCGGTGTGTCTGTGGTGAAGTCGGCCCTCATTGCTGGCTTCATGGCCGTTGCCGGAGTGCTCCAGAAGTTGGCTGCCGCCTCGACGGATGGCTCGCTCACGTCCGAGGAAATCGCTGAAGCGTTCAAGAAGTAGCCATGGCAGACAAGTACCCAGTCATCAAGGTCAAACTCTGTGACCACCTCAAGGATTGCAAACCGGGTGAACTACCTGCGGATCTGCTTCGCGGTATTGAGGGCAAGGGCCGTCTGCACCATTGTGCGGCTGACGCCTATGAGGCTATGGATGCTGCAGCAAACGCTGACGGAATTGACCTGGCGCCTACTTCTCAAGCCGATACCTACCGTTCGCTGGAGACGCAAGAGTACGGCTTCTACGCCCGGTACACGGACAAGCCGAACAAGAAGTTGATGAAGCAAACGCCCCGCATCTACAAAGGGAAGGCCTGGTACCTGAAGAAGGGCCTAGCCCCGATGGCTGTTCCGGGCACCAGCAACCACAACCTGGGCATTGCCATCGACATTGCCAATGCAAGCGGCAAGCGCCTGGAGTGGATGCTCAAGAACGCTGAGCGCTTCGGCTTCTCATGGGAAGTGCAGAGCGAGCCCTGGCACCTGCGCTACGTGGCGGGCAATGACACCCCCAAGGCTGTGCGCGATTGGTTGGAAGAAAAGTCCAAGGCTGCTGAGTGATGGATGCGGGCTGGGCGCTGATCCTCGCCGCGATTGTCACGGCAGTGGGAGCCATCATCGTCGCCGTCCTTGACAAGTTCCGGAAAGAGAACAGCCAAGACCATGAGGTTGTGATGGGCATGCTGAAGATCATGCACAAGTCCCAGCAGCGCACAGAAGATAAGGTCGACAAGGTTGATGAACGCCTGTCCGACCACCTACAGTTCCACGCTGAAAAGGAGAAGGGCGGAAAACATGGAGGGGCTAAACAAAGGTGATCTGCGAAAGATACGCGATTACCTGACGAAGGTGTATCCTGGCACTAGCCAACAGGACGAGTTGTGGTTCTTGATTCAGAAGATAGAATCACTGATAAAGGGGAAACATGGAGAATCACAAGGGAGCCGAAGTCCTCGCTGAGGCACTGGCACTAATCACTGGCGACCGTCAGCAGAGTTACTCGCATCCGCTGGATGACTACCAGCGCACGGTTGCAATCTTCAAGGCAGTCACAGGTATTGAACTGACTGTCGAACAGGGGATCTTGTTCATGATCGGCGTGAAGTTGTCACGTCTCGCCCATGAACTTGAAACAAAGCAATGGAATCCAGAAAACACCCGCGATGCAGCCGGGTATCTCGGCTGCCTACAAATGGTAAGGGAGAAAAAGAATGTCACTGCTCACTGAAATTGCTGCAGAAGGGGACAAGCGTCGCCGTCGCAAGACCGACATCTTGAAGACAGCCCTGACTGACAAGGAATACAAGGAACTGTTGAGTGCACTGAAGGACAACCGCTTCACCGTGGCTGCGATTACCCGTGCACTGAACAAGCGTGGGATCACCATCTCGCGCTTCGCCATCGAAGACATGCGTGATCGCCTGAATGCAGGCCAAGACGCATGAGCCTCGACAGCGAGTTCTCTGCTGAAGAAGAGGTAGCGGAACTTCGCCGTGCCCTGGCCAACGCGCAACGCGCCGAGGCCAGGGCCAAGAAGAAGACTGCCGATCTCGTTGAGGCCGTGTACATGGCAGCCAAAGATGCTGCGCTGGCACAGCCCCGTCCGTCCGTCGTCATTCCTCCGCGCGCGCCCAAGAAGAATAAGGAGTCCAAGAAGGCCGAGGTCGCCCTTCTCCACTTGACCGACTGGCAGGCAGGCAAGGTGTCCGTGTCCTACAACATCGATGTCCTGCGCGCGCGCATGGCACAGATGATGGACAAGGTGACCCACCTCACCAACATCCAGCGAGCCCACCACCCAGTCGATGATTGTGTGCTTGTGCTGGGTGGAGATATGGTCGAGGGACTCGGAATATTCCCGGGCCAACAGTACGAGATCGGCGCGCACGTGTACGAACAGTTGTTCGCCGTGTCCAACCTGATCGAAGCGGTCGTGGTCCGGCTCGCGTCCGAGTTCAATCGCGTGCACGTGGTATGTGAGTACGGCAACCACGGGCGCATCGGGCGCAAGGGCGACATGCCTGCTGGCGACAACGTGGACCGCATGGCCTACCGCATCGCACAGGACAGGCTGACCATGCTCAGCAACGTAACGTGGCAGCACTCCGACGACTGGCACCAGTTGGTCCAGATCGGAGAGTACCGACTCCTTGTTATTCACGGAGACGAGATTCCATCCTTCGGTGGGCAGACCCCGGCGTACTCGATCCTCCGCAAGATCAATGCTTGGGCTACCTTCCTGGATTTCCAGGACGCCATCCTCGGCCACTTCCACACCCCCATGAACCTGACCATGGCCAACGGGGGTAGGATCTGGGTGACCGGCTCGCCCGAGTCGGACAACCAGTACGCGAAGACGTTCGTTGCTGCGGTGGGCAAGCCATCCCAGCGCCTTCACTTCGTGGACCCGATCAAGGGTAGGGTAACCGCCGAGTATGTTTGCTTCCTTGACTGAATGCCCATGGAAATTGGTACAGATCGACTGGGAGGATGCCTTTGACTCACCCAACGGGTGGATCGACCTGGCTGATTACGAACCGAAGGTTGCCAGATTTAGGACCATTGGTTTCCTCCTGCCCGATCTACTGGCCGGATACCACAGTGTCACATCAACGTGGGACCCGGATGAACTTCCGGACCTCACCACTGTTGGAATGGTCACCCACATCCTGGATAAGATGATCACGCGCGTGGTGTACCTAACCTAGTCACACCCCGCCAATAGAGTCCCAAGGTAAGGAGAACCACATGGACCAAGTAAGAAGAGCAATTGACAAGCCGACCCATGGCAGCCGCGAATGGCTGCGCGTGCGCTGGCACGATGAAGAGGGGTACGCCCGGATCTCCGCATCCGTGGCTGCCGCCGTCCACAACTGCCACCCCTATATGTCTGCGGGTGCGCTGGCCCTGGAACTGCTGGCCGAAGAGCCACCGGAACCCAAGGAAATGAATGATGACATGAAGCGTGGCACCACGCTTGAGGGCCCCATTCGCCAGTGGGCCGCCGACACCAAGGGAATCGAACTGTACGAGCCGCAGGTCATGTACGTATACGAAGAGCCGGGCGTCCGCCTGATCGCGACCCTCGATGCAGTGGACATGCAGGACAATGTGTTCGAGATCAAGACGGTAAAGCGCCGGTGGGATGGCAACCTGCCCGAGCATTGGTACTGGCAGGGCGTACACCAGGCCATCTGCGCAGGCGTGGACAAGATCGAGTGGGTCATCTTTGACACATCACTCAGGCTCCACTTCCATACCCAGACGGTGGACAGCGACGAGAAGGGCACCCACATCCAGGCATGCCGCGAGTTCCTTGCCGCCATCGACAAGGGCGACGTGCCCGAGTGGGCGCAGTACGAGTACTACACAGTGCAGGCACTGTACCCAGAGTCAGAGTCTGGCAAGTCAGTATCGCTGGACGCCGAGCACTCAGAGTTGTTGCGCCAGTACTCAAGCGTCAAGGCGCACATCGAAGCACTAAAGGAAACCGAAGAGCAACTGAAAGCACGAATCTGCAAATACATGGGCGATGCCGAGTTGGCATCCGTCGATGGACAGGTAGCGTGCAAGTGGAAGCAGTCCAGTCGTTCATCGCTGGACACCAAGAAACTGGAGCAGGACCACCCGGCCCTCGCTGCCAAGTACAAGAAGACAACCACATACCGAACATTCACAGTGACGAAGGAGAAGTCATGAGATTCAATCTGGACAACTACGAGACCGTCGAGTCACGTCTCGCCAAGTTCTGGGACGAGTTCCCCAACGGGCAGATCTTCACATCGATCTTCCACTACGACGACAACAAGGTCGTGTTCAAGGCCGAGGTATACAGGGACATCGCAGACCCACGACCGGTAGCCACCGGCTTTGCTGAGGAGACGCGCGATTCCAACCCGGTCAACAAAACCAGCCACGTGGAAAATGCAGAGACCTCCTCGATTGGCCGGGCCCTGGCCAACTGGAAGTTCCAGTCCAAGACAGCACCGCGCCCGTCGCGCGAGGAGATGAACAAGGTGGCGCGCCAGCAGGACGCCATCGTTGAGCAGGTGAAACAGGTGTTCCCGTCTGCCACCGATGCAACTCCGGCAATCAAGGACCCATCCGCAAAGGCCAGTCCCGCGCAACTTGGCAAGATCCGCGCCATGATGAACGGGACTGGCCTGAGCACACGCGCAGACCAGCACGACTACATCGCTGAGATCGTCAACCGTTCCGTGCCCAACCTCGATGCACTCACCAAGGGCGAGGCAGACACGGTGATCAAGGCGCTCGACGCCAGGAGTAAGCGGTGACCGATGATCGCAAAGGTGAATGCCAAGGCGACAGATCGAAGTGTTCTCTGGGGGAACAGTGTCCCCGGTACGGAACTCTTGGTCGAGCCGATCGACAAGGACGACGTAGGGTCAGGGGATGTGGTGATCCTGCGGCTCGTGGGAAACGGAATCGAGCGAAGGGTGATGCGAAAGCCCGTCGCGCGCGTAAGAAACTTGGGCTGGGTGGTCACCTTACCCGTCACGAAGAGAACTGGGGCGGTGCTTTTCGTACCGAGGTCAAGGCTGGCGCACAGGTTGGTCCGATTGCGACACGGTTCCTACTCGCAAAGAGTCAGAGCGACGCGGCTAAAGCACTTGGTGATATACGACCGTTCGTGATGGTCGCCATGCCAGACGGCACAACAAAGGGCATTGTCCTTATGGACCTTGACGAGTTCTCGGATCTTGTCTCGCTGCTCATCACCGACTAGTATCTGGAGGAACTAATGGATTGGATTGTCCGGCTGATGGCCGTCGCATCCGCCAGCCTCGCAGTGCTTGGCTTCAGGGGGGACCCATTGTCGACCCCAGAACCCAAGCCCTACGGCTGGGCTAGAACGTGGTCGGCTACCGCTACCACGACCACCACAACCCCACCCCTGAACCTGCACTGCCCTGAGTGGCAGGCCCTGGCGGGGGAGGCTGGCTGGCATGCCGACAGCATGCTGACCCTGGACTACGTGATGTGGCGTGAGTCCCGGTGCCAGGCCAGCGCGCACAACAAGACCCTGAATGCTGACGGCTCGACTGACATCGGGCTGATGCAGATCAACGACAGGTCATGGTGCCTGCCCACTCGGTGGTACCCGCAGGGGTACTTGCAGGCGGTGGGTGTGCTCGATAACGTGGGATGTGCGGAGTTGTTCGACCCCCTCGTCAACCTGAAGGCGGCTAAGGCCCTGTATGACTACTCCGAAGAAGCGTCGCAAAACGGCTGGCGCCCCTGGAAAGTACACGTACATGCAACTGCTGGGTGAGTACGCGCTGCTTGAGCGCAACTTCAAGTGGATGGACGATGCTGCCTGCAAGGGCGTGGACACCAGCGTGTTCCATCCGGAGCGTGGTGGCAATCGCTTCTCCGTGCAGAAGGCCAAGCAATACTGTTACAAGTGTCCGGTCTACAAGGAGTGCATGCGCTTCGCCATTGTCAATGGGATCAACCATGGCATCTGGGGTGGGCTGACACCAGAAGAACGACGCCGAACACCGGAGGAAATAATCAATGACTTCAAACCCTGATCTAATCACCTACCAATCGTGGTGCGCTGAGCAGCAGATCACCATCGAGGCATTGCGTGATGACAAGGACGAACTCAAGCGACGCATTGCGGAACTAGAGGGACACGTAGCCACGCTGAACAGCATGGTGGAGCGTTTACAAATAGCCATTAGCCAAGGAAGGGAACTATGAACACTTGGTACAAACTGAAAGACGGTACGTGGGGCGTCAAGATCCGCCACCAAGGAACCGAAGGCGAGGCCATCGAGGTCACGAACAAGGCAGGCGAAGTCAAGGACGCAATCCTCGGCAAGCGTGTAGCCAAGTTCGATGACGCAGAACTGTGGTCTCTGTTCAAGGATGAACCAGCAGAGCCAGCGTTCTAGTTGTGACCACTGCGGCGAGGTGTCCCTGGCATTGACTAAGTGGCCGGACAGCATTCTCGATGAGTGCTCATGCCGGTGCCATCTCTATGCCAAGGGACTCCTCACCTCAGAGGATCGCAACTGGAAGAAGAGGAAGAAGAAATGAAGACAGAGTGGCAGTGCCCGAAGTGCGGACGCAGCATCGTCCTGTACGTCAAGCCAAGCGCTGCCCCAATGTGCAGCAACCCAGATAGACACAGCAGTATCCATATCCCAATGCAGGAGAAACCCAATGACAACTGAATTCACAGCCAATGACAAAGAGATCGCGCAGGAAGTCCTGACTGAGATCCTGTACCTGACACTGACGGTCAGCCCCCACCTGCGTGAGTACTTCGTTGCTCTCGCTGAAGGCTTCACGAAGATCCTCGGCATCGAGGAACTGGAGCGCAGCATGGAGTACGCCAACTACCGGGCGCGTGTCGCTGCCGGACAGTAGCGCTACCGCTACCACTACCACTGCCACAGAAAGAATCAACTACAACTGTATGTAATACCGCGCGCATGATCGTTTAGCCTCGCGCGCGCGTGCGGTAAGTACTAGCCCGTACTCTAACTACGAGTAGTTATGGGGGGCGGTGC